CTTCGTAAGCAACGTGAAGTCATGGATGAAATGAGCTGGAAAGCGCTGTACATGAACCAGCCTGTTGAGCGTGAAGGTCTGCTGTTTCCTGCCGATGAACTGCGGTATTTCAACGGTGTTCTGCCTGACGGAGAGCCTGATCGCAAGCTCATGGTCATGGATATTGCATGGGGCGGCGGCGACTTCACCGCCTGTCCTATCGCTTATGTGTACGGGGATGCCGTGTTTATCCAAGACCTCGTGTTCAATAACGGCGATAAGACCGTGACCAGACCGGAAGTCGTGGGCAAAATCATCCAGCATAAAATCAACGTGGTGCGTGGCGAAGCCAACAATGGCGGCGATGAATACTGTGATGTGGTAGATAGCCAGCTCCGGCAGCAAGGCTATCACTGTTCCGTCCGCAGCCAACGTGCGCCCAGCGGTCAAAGCAAACTGTCAAGAATCATCCAGTATGCGCCGGACATCAAACGGTTCTACTTCCTTGATGAAAAGCACCAGTCGAAAGAGTACAAGGCGTTCATGGAACAGGTGACGATGTTCACGCAGCTTGGCAAAGTTCCGCATGATGATGCACCGGACAGTCTGGCACAGCTTGCCGATGAATTGTACAACGGAATCAGTAAAATTGAGCCTGTCAAGAGGCCTTTTTGATTAAAAACACAATATATTGTGTTCGCTGGGTCTATTTATTTGATTTCACCACTTGACAAGGCTTATAATGTACACAGGAAGTTTTGCAGCTTCCTCTAAGGAATAGCCCAGCGCAGCAAGGTTTTGTCATTTTTACTTGCTTGGGCGTCAATAGGCATATTCCTCCTTTCACCGGTGGAGGTTTTCTCACTCTTTCACCTTCACCGGGCTTTATATGTTACGTTTCCAATTGTAAGGGGAATGCCAGCCTGTCTCCCCCACGGCTGGCAAGCAACGGTTCGATTCCGTTACGCAGCACAACCATCTTTTTTGCTTGGCTTTTTATTCTCCGAATTCTCCACCGCTACTCCCGGCTCTCGATGCAATGTTCAGGCATGACATTGCGAAGAGCAGCGGTTAACCAATCAAGCCGGGTTTTATGTTGCATTAGCTCAGTTAGGCTAGAGCATCCGGCTCATAACCGGGCATACATTGGTTCAAATCCATTATGCAGCACCAAAATTGCAGCTTACCCGTTTTACGTCTGTCCGACAACTGAATGTAAAGGCTGCAATGGTTTTCTTCGGGCGAAGAATAGCACGGCTGGAAGTGCGAACAGTTTCCCAGTAGCTTCTGACAGGCCTGTGCTCAACAGCCTGTTTCCAGAAATCCAACGAAAGGAGCGCTCATGCTAGTTAGAATCTGTTGCCCTTGTATCAGGCAAAATCCAATCTATAAGAACGTCCGTTGCAACCGCTATCTTGGCGAAGTGGACGGACGATACCATTTCAAGTGCGACAGATGCAAGGGTGTTATCGAAGGAGACACAAGGGAAGGATGGGTAAAAATCATCCATCCACCGGAAAAATGAGGGAACGATGTTTGGTAAGAAGTTCAAAAAAGAAAAATTGAACGAATACCCATGTGATATTTACTTAAAAAATGCGCTACGCCTTATTCGTGCAAGAGATTTTGATTCTGCATATAGCGAAATCTGCTTTGCAATTATCAAGAGTGGCGGTTCATTAGAAGGCGATGACGCAAAATATTTTAAGAAGTTGCATAATTGAATAGCTTTTGAAGCGCAGTTTTGGCGCAGTGAGATAGACCTTAACAGGTTTGTCTTGCTGCGCTTTTTATTTTGCCGGAAAGGAGGAACACATGGCTGAGTATCAGATGATTGTTGACGGCTTTTTGAATAAGCCGCTGACCGGACGCAGACCGATTGAAACGCCGGAGACGGAAATCAATCTGGCAAACGTGCTGAAAGTGGTCATGGGCAAGGCAGAGCCTATTCATCTGCTGAACAAGAATGAAATTCGCTTTCTGCACAACTACTACTTGGGTAGTCAGCCTGTCCTCCACCGCACGAAGGAATACCACGCTGAAATCACCAACCGCATTGTAGAGAACCATGCCAACGAGTGTGTGGGCTTCTACACAGGTTACATGAGCGGCACTCCCTGCTCTTATGTGCGGTCTGAAACGGCAACAGGTGACGGCGAGGAAATCGCCCGCCTGTCCAACGCCTTGCAGTATGAGGGCAAGGATGCACTTGATCGGCGGCTCTGGCAGTGGATGTTGGAGTGCGGACAGGGATACCGCATTGTTCTTCCTGACAAGGGGTACAACGGCAACTACCCGGACGAAACGCCTTTGCTGGTGGACGTTCCAGACCCGGATATGGCGTATGTGATTTACAACTCCGGCATCGGTCACAAGCCCATTGCCAATGTGCTTCACATCCCACGCAATTATCAGAATGACCTGATTTGCGTGTATACGCCAAACCAGTACTTTGAAATCGACAACGGTAAGGTCACGAAAACGGAGAACCATTCTCTCGGAATGTTGCCGATGGTC